AGTGAAATACCTCCCTTTTGTGGATTTGTCTGTTTGTCGACTTTTTGTGTTGGTGGTGAGTGTTGTGCAGCCTGAGCTTTCTGATAGTCGTGATTGGTGTGGGGAGACGCGTCGTTGGTGGCGTGTGTGGGGTGAGGATCCGCGTGCCGGGTTTGTGTCTGATGAGGAGTGGCTGTTTCTCATGGATGCTGCGGTGATTCATGATTGTGTGTGGCGTGAGGGTCGCGCGGATTTGGTGGCTTCTCTTCGTGCTCATGTGAAGGCTTTTATGGGCATGTTGGATCGGTATTCGGTTGATGTGGCGTCTGGTGGCCGTGGTGGGGGTTCTGCGGTGGCGATGATTGACCGGTATAGGAAGCGCAAGGGGGCCTGATTAGGTGTCTGGTGTTGTTGGGTCTCAGGTTCCTCGTCACCGGGTGGCTGCGGCGTATTCGGTGTCTGCTGGCGGTGATGCTGGGGAGTTGGGTCGTGCGTATGGGTTGACGCCTGATCCGTGGCAGCAGCAGGTGTTGGATGATTGGCTGGCTGTCGGTAGCAATGGTAGGCTTGCTTCGGGTGTGTGTGGGGTGTTTGTGCCTCGCCAGAATGGCAAGAATGCTATCCTTGAGGTTGTGGAGTTGTTTAAGGCGACTATTCAGGGTCGCCGTATTTTGCATACGGCTCACGAGTTGAAGTCTGCTCGTAAGGCGTTTATGCGGTTGAGGTCGTTTTTTGAGAATGAGCGGCAGTTTCCTGACTTGTATCGTATGGTGAAGTCGATTCGTGCGACGAATGGTCAGGAGGCTATTGTGTTGCATCATCCGGATTGTGCCACGTTTGAGCGTAAGTGTGGTTGTCCGGGTTGGGGGTCGGTTGAGTTTGTGGCCCGCAGTCGTGGTTCGGCTCGCGGGTTTACGGTTGATGATTTGGTGTGTGATGAGGCTCAGGAGTTGTCGGATGAGCAGTTGGAGGCTTTGCTTCCTACGGTAAGTGCTGCCCCGTCTGGTGATCCGCAGCAGATTTTCCTTGGCACGCCGCCTGGGCCGTTGGCGGATGGTTCGGTTGTGTTGCGTTTGCGTGGGCAGGCGCTTGGTGGCGGTAAAAGGTTTGCGTGGACGGAGTTTTCGATTCCTGACGAGTCTGATCCGGATGATGTGTCGCGGCAGTGGCGGAAGTTGGCGGGGGATACGAATCCTGCGCTGGGTCGTCGTTTGAATTTTGGGACCGTAAGCGATGAGCATGAGTCGATGTCTGCTGCCGGGTTTGCTCGGGAGCGTCTTGGATGGTGGGATCGTGGCCAGTCTGCTGCGTCTGTGATTCCGGCGGATAAGTGGGCTCAGTCTGCTGTGGATGAGGTGAGTCTGGTTGGCGGGAAAGTGTTTGGTGTCTCGTTTTCTCGTTCTGGGGATCGGGTTGCTTTGTCGGGTGCTGGCCGGACTGATGCTGGGGTTCATGTTGAGGTTATTGATGGGCTGTCGGGGACGATTGTTGATGGTGTGGGTCGGTTGGCTGACTGGTTGGCGGTTCGTTGGGGTGATACTGACCGGATCATGGTTGCCGGGTCTGGTGCGGTGTTGTTGCAGAAGGCGTTGACGGATCGTGGTGTTCCGGGCCGTGGCGTGGTGGTTGCTGATACTGGGGTGTATGTGGAGGCGTGTCAGGCGTTTTTGGAGGGTGTTCGTTCCGGGAATGTTTCTCATCCTCGTGTTGATTCTCGTCGTGACATGTTGGAGATTGCTGTGAGGTCGGCTGTGCAGAAGCGTAAGGGGTCTGCGTGGGGTTGGGGTTCCTCGTTTAAGGATGGTTCTGAGGTTCCTTTAGAGGCTGTGTCGCTGGCGTATCTTGGTGCGAAAACAGTTAAAGTGAAGCGGCGTGAACGGTCTGGTAGGAAGCGGGTGTCTGTGGTATGAACTCGGATGAGTTGGCTCTGATTGAGGGCATGTTTGATCGTATCCAAAGGTTGTCTTCGTGGCATTGTCGCATTGAGGGCTACTATGAGGGCTCTAATCGGGTGCGTGATTTGGGGGTGGCTATTCCTCCGGAGTTGCAGCGTGTGCAAACGGTGGTGTCGTGGCCTGGTATAGCTGTGGATGCTTTGGAGGAGCGTCTGGATTGGCTTGGCTGGACTAATGGTGACGGCTACGGTTTGGATGGTGTGTATGCTGCGAATCGGCTTGCTACGGCGTCGTGTGATGTGCATTTGGATGCGCTGATTTTTGGTTTGTCGTTTGTGGCTGTTATTCCCCAGGATGATGGGTCCGTGTTGGTTCGTCCGCAGTCACCAAAGAATTGCACAGGTAAGTTTTCGGCTGACGGGTCTCGTCTGGATGCTGGCCTTGTGGTGCAGCAGACGTGTGATCCTGAGGTTGTTGAGGCGGAGTTGTTGCTTCCTGATGTGATTGTTCAGGTGGAGCGGCGTGGGTCTCGTGAGTGGGTTGAGACGGGCCGTATCGTGAATGTGCTTGCGGCGGTTCCGTTGGTGCCTGTTGTGAATCGTCGCCGTACTTCTAGGATTGATGGCCGTTCGGAGATTACGAGGTCTATTCGTGCCTACACGGATGAGGCTGTTCGCACACTGTTGGGGCAGTCTGTGAATCGTGACTTCTACGCCTACCCGCAAAGGTGGGTTACGGGTGTGTCGGCTGACGAGTTTTCGCAGCCTGGCTGGGTCCTGTCGATGGCTTCTGTGTGGGCTGTGGATAAGGATGATGACGGTGATACCCCGAATGTGGGATCGTTTCCTGTCAATAGTCCTACACCGTATTCGGATCAGATGCGCCTGTTGGCGCAGTTGACGGCTGGGGAGGCTGCGGTGCCGGAGCGCTATTTCGGGTTTATCACATCGAATCCGCCTTCGGGTGAGGCGTTGGCTGCCGAGGAATCTCGGCTTGTGAAGCGTGCTGAGCGGCGTCAGACGTCGTTTGGTCAGGGCTGGCTGTCGGTTGGTTTCCTGGCTGCTAAGGCGCTTGATTCGAGTGTTGATGAGGCCGCGTTTTTCGGTGATGTGGGTTTGAGGTGGCGTGATGCTTCAACCCCGACTCGGGCTGCTACGGCGGATGCTGTGACGAAGCTTGTGGGTGCCGGTATTTTGCCTGCTGATTCTCGGACGGTGTTGGAGATGTTGGGGCTTGATGATGTGCAGGTTGAGGCTGTGATGCGGCATCGTGCCGAATCTGCGGATCCGTTGGCGGCACTGGCTGGGGCTATATCGCGTCAGACGAACGAGGTTTGATAGGCGATGGCTTCGGGTGTTGCGTCGAGGTTGGCTGCTACCGGGTATCAGCGTGAGGCGGTCAGGTTTGCTGGGAAGTATGCGGGCTATTATTCTGAGCTTGGTCGTTTGTGGCATTCCGGGAAGATGAGTGACACACAGTATGTGCGTTTGTGTGTGGAGTTGGAGCGTGCCGGCCATGACGGTTCAGCATCGATGGCTGCTAAATTCGTGCAAGATTTTCGCCGGTTGAATGGTGTGGATCCGGGTTTGATTGTGTATGACGAGTTTGATGCTGCGGCGGCTTTGGTTAGGTCGTTTTCGACTATGAAGATTCTTGAGAGTGATCCGGATAGGGCGAATGATACTATTGATGCGATGGCTGCGGGTGTTAATCGGGCTGTCATGAATGCTGGCCGTGACACGGTTGAGTGGTCTGCTGGTGCGCAGGGTAGGTCGTGGCGTCGGGTGACTGATGGTGATCCGTGTGCTTTTTGTGCCATGTTGGCTACGAGGTCGGATTATACGACTAAGGAAAGGGCACTTACTACTGGTCATACTCGGCGTCATAAGCGTGGTGGTAAGCGTCCGCTTGGTTCGAAGTATCATGATCATTGTGGTTGTACGGTGGTTGAGGTTGTTGGCCCTTGGGAACCAAATAGGGCTGATGCCGAGTATCAGAGGACGTATGAGAAGGCCCGTGAATGGGTTGATGATCATGGGTTGCAGCAGTCGCCTGGCAATATTTTGAAGGCTATGCGTACTGTTGGCGATATGAGATAATTTGATGTGGTTTCCGGTTGTGCATCGCCGGTTATTGGTGCACAGGGTTGTCTCCCGCACGGGGGTCAACAATGTTGTGTTGTTTTCCGCAAGGAGTATAGGGTTAGGCTATGGCCGATCAGAGTGTTGAGGAACAGAATGTTGACAATGATGTTGTGGAGTCCGGAAAGGATAACGGCATTGTTGATACAGTAAAAGACGATGGCGGGCAGGAGGTAGCCGACAATCAGTTGAAGAATGAAGGCGAGGGTAAATCGCCGGGGACTGATTGGAAGGCGGAGGCCCGTAAGTGGGAGTCTCGTGCTAAAAGTAATTTCGCCGAGTTGGAGAAGCTTCGCGCCTCGGATGGTGATGCGGGGTCTGTGATTGATGATCTTCGCCGCAAGAATGAGGAACTCGAAGACCGGATCAACGGGTTTGTTCTTGAGGGTGTGAAGCGCGAGGTTGCTTCCGAGTGTGGCCTGTCGGGTGATGCTGTCGCTTTCTTGCACGGCGACGATCGTGAAGCACTGGTGGAGTCTGCGAAAGCTTTGAAGGGTTTGATCGACCATAGTGGTGGTGGCGCGGGTGTGCGCCGTCTTGCGGGGAGTGCCCCCGTTGATGATGTTAAACGACGTGAGGGTGTCGCGTTTGTGGATGCTCTTGTCAATAATTCTAGGAGATGATTTGTGATGGCTGATGATTTTCTTTCTGCAGGGAAGCTTGAGCTTCCTGGTTCTATGATTGGTGCGGTTCGTGACCGTGCTATCGATTCTGGTGTTTTGGCGAAGCTTTCGCCGGAGCAGCCGACTATTTTTGGCCCTGTTAAGGGTGCCGTGTTTAGTGGTGTTCCTCGCGCGAAGATTGTTGGTGAGGGTGAGGTTAAGCCTTCCGCTAGCGTTGATGTTTCGGCGTTTACTGCGCAGCCTATCAAGGTTGTGACTCAGCAGCGTGTCTCGGACGAGTTTATGTGGGCTGATGCTGATTACCGTCTGGGTGTTTTGCAGGATCTGATTTCCCCGGCTCTTGGTGCTTCGATTGGTCGCGCCGTGGATCTGATTGCTTTCCATGGTATTGATCCTGCCACTGGTAAAGCGGCTGCCGCTGTGCATACTTCGCTGGATAAGACGAAGCATATTGTTGATGCCACGGATTCTGCTACGACCGATCTGGTCAAGGCTGTCGGTCTTATCGCTGGGGCCGGTTTGCAGGTTCCTAACGGGGTTGCTTTGGATCCGGCGTTCTCGTTTGCCCTGTCTACTGAGGTGTATCCGAAGGGGTCTCCGCTTGCCGGTCAGCCTATGTATCCTGCCGCCGGGTTTGCCGGTTTGGATAATTGGCGCGGCCTGAATGTTGGTGCTTCTTCGACTGTTTCTGGCGCCCCGGAGATGTCGCCTTCCTCTGGTGTTAAGGCTATTGTTGGTGATTTCTCTCGTGTTCATTGGGGGTTCCAGCGTAACTTCCCGATCGAGCTTATCGAGTATGGTGACCCGGATCAGACTGGGCGTGACCTGAAGGGCCATAATGAGGTTATGGTTCGTGCCGAGGCTGTGCTGTATGTGGCTATCGAGTCGCTTGATTCGTTTGCTGTTGTGAAGGAGAAGGCTGCCCCGAAGCCTAATCCGCCGGCCGAGAACTGATTCATTTGTTGCGATAATGTTCATGCTGTGTGCAGGGGGTGGTGTTGATGGGTATCATTTTGAAGCCTGAGGATATTGAGCCTTTCGCCGATATTCCTAGAGAGAAGCTTGAGGCGATGATTGCCGATGTGGAGGCTGTGGCTGTCAGTGTCGCCCCCTGTATCGCTAAACCGGATTTCAAATACAAGGATGCGGCTAAGGCTATCCTGCGTAGGGCTTTGTTGCGCTGGAATGATACTGGCGTGTCGGGGCAGGTGCAGTATGAGTCTGCGGGTCCTTTCGCTCAGACTACACGGTCTAGTACTCCCACGAATTTGTTGTGGCCTTCTGAGATTGCCGCGTTGAAGAAGCTGTGTGAGGGTGATGGTGGGGCTGGTAAAGCGTTCACTATTACACCGACCATGAGGAGTAGTGTGAATCATTCTGAGGTGTGTTCCACGGTGTGGGGTGAGGGTTGCTCGTGCGGGTCGAATATTAACGGCTACGCTGGCCCTTTGTGGGAGATATGATATGACCAGTTTTCCTTATGGTGAAACGGTTGTGATGCTTCAACCGACTGTTCGTGTCGATGATCTTGGCGACAAGGTGGAAGACTGGTCTAAGCCTGTCGAGACCGTGTACCATAACGTGGCCATCTATGCTTCCGTTTCGCAGGAGGATGAGGCGGCAGGCCGTGACTCTGACTATGAGCATTGGTCGATGCTTTTCAAGCAGTCTGTTGTGGGTGCTGATTATCGTTGCAGGTGGCGTATTCGGGGTGTTGTGTGGGAGGCTGACGGGTCTCCTATGGTGTGGCATCACCCCATGTCCGGTTGGGATGCGGGCACGCAGATCAATGTGAAGCGTAAGAAGGGCTGATGGGTAGTGGCTCAGGATGTGAATGTGAAGCTGAACTTGCCGGGTATTCGTGAGGTGTTGAAGTCTTCTGGGGTGCAGGCTATGTTGGCTGAGCGTGGCGAGCGTGTCAAGCGTGCAGCCTCGGCGAATGTTGGCGGTAACGCTTTCGATAAGGTCCAATACCGTAATGGTTTGTCGTCGGATGTGCAGGTTCACCGTGTTGAGGCTGTCGCTCGTATAGGCACCACCTATAAGGGTGGGAAGCGTATTGAGGCGAAGCATGGCACGCTGGCTAGGTCGATTGGGGCTGCGTCGTGATCGTCTACGGTGACCCAAGAGTCTGGGCTAAACGTGTTTTGGCGGATGATGGCTGGCTGTCTGATATACCTTGTGTGGGGACGGTGCCCGATGATTTTACGGGTGACCTGATTTGGTTGGCGTTGGATGGTGGCCCGCAGCTGCACGTGCGTGAGCGTGTTTTTTTGCGCGTGAATGTGTTTTCTGATACGCCTGATCGGGCTATGTCTTTGGCGCGTCGTGTTGAGGCTGTTCTGGCTGACGGGGTTGATGGTGATCCGGTGGTGTACTGTAAACGGTCTACTGGTCCTGATTTGCTGGTTGATGGTGCACGTTTTGATGTGTATTCGCTGTTCGAGCTGATATGTAGGCCTGCCGAATCTGAGTAAACGTTTTGTTTTGATATTGTTGTTTGTTTTTTGTTTGATATTGTTTTTGGGGGTTATGATGGCTGCAACACGTAAAGCGTCTAATGTTCGCTCTGCTGTTACTGGCGACGTCTATATTGGTGACGCGCACGCGGGTGATACTATTGATGGTGTGAAGACGGTTCCTTCCGGGCTTACAGCTTTAGGGTATCTGTCGGATGACGGGTTTAAGATTAAGCCTGAGCGTAAAACGGATGATTTGAAGGCTTGGCAGAATGCGGATGTTGTTCGCACTGTGGCTACCGAGTCTTCTATCGAGATTTCTTTCCAGCTGATCGAGTCTAAGAAGGAGGTTATCGAGCTGTTTTGGCAGTCGAAGGTTACCGCCGGATCCGATTCGGGTTCGTTCGATATTTCTCCTGGCGCCACAACAGGTGTTCATGCCCTGTTGATGGATATTATTGATGGCGATCAGGTTATTCGCTACTATTTCCCTGAGGTCGAGTTGATCGATCGTGACGAGATTAAGGGTAAGAATGGCGAGGTGTATGGGTATGGGGTGACGTTGAAGGCGTATCCTGCCCAGATTAATAAGAAGGGTGATGCGGTGTCTGGTCGGGGGTGGATGACGGCTTTAAAAGCTGATACTCCTCCGACCCCTCCTCCGGCCCCGAATCCTCCGAAGCCTGAGCCGGATCCGAATCCGCCGTCCGATCATTGATACACATAGTTTGAGGGATTGTTGATAGATGAGTGACACAGGTTACACGTTGAAGATTGGTGACCGTAGCTGGGTGTTGGCGGATGCGGAGGAGACGGCTCAGGCTGTTCCTGCCCGCGTGTTTCGCCGTGCCGCTAAGATTGCCCAGTCGGGGGAGTCTGCGGATTTCGCCCAGGTTGAGGTGATGTTTTCTATGTTGGAGGCTGCCGCCCCGGCTGACGCTGTGGAGGCCCTGGAGGGGCTTCCTATGGTTCGTGTTGCCGAGATTTTCCGCCAGTGGATGGAATACAAGCCTGACGGTAAGGGTGCCTCTTTGGGGGAATAGTTTGGCTCCACGGCCTGATTGATGATTATCGTGGGGCCATCGAATACGATTTCCGCACTAAATTTGGTGTTTCTGTTTATAGTGTTGGTGGCCCGCAGATGTGTTGGGGTGAGGCTGTCCGGCTGGCTGGCGTGTTGTGTACCGATACGTCTAGCCAGTTGGCGGCCCACCTTCATGGTTGGCAGCGCCCGTTTGAGTGGTGCGAGTGGGCGGTGCTGGACATGCTGGATCATTACAGGTCTGCTAATAGTGAGGGGCAGCCGGAGCCTGTGGCGAGGCCTACGGATGAGCGTAGGGCCCGGTTTACGTCTGGGCAGGTGGACGATATTTTGGCGCGTGTTCGTGCCGGTGGCGGGGTGTCTCGCGAGATTAATATTATGGGGTGAATAGTGTATGTCTGGTGAGATTGCTTCCGCATATGTGTCGTTGTATACGAAGATGCCTGGTTTGAAGGCTGATGTTGGTAAACAGCTTTCTGGGGTGATGCCTGCTGAGGGTCAGCGTTCGGGTAGTCTTTTTGCTAAGGGTATGAAGTTGGCTTTGGGTGGCGCGGCGATGGTGGGTGCCATCAATGTTGCTAAGAAGGGCCTCAAGTCGATTTATGATGTGACTATTGGTGGCGGTATTGCTAGGGCGATGGCTATCGATGAGGCGCAGGCTAAACTGACTGGTTTAGGTCATACGTCTTCTGACACGTCTTCGATTATGAATTCGGCTATTGAAGCTGTTACTGGTACGTCGTATGCGTTGGGTGATGCGGCTTCTACTGCGGCGGCGTTGTCTGCTTCGGGTGTGAAGTCTGGCGGGCAGATGACGGATGTGTTGAAGACTGTCGCCGATGTGTCTTATATTTCGGGTAAGTCGTTTCAGGATACGGGCGCTATTTTTACGTCTGTGATGGCTCGCGGTAAGTTGCAGGGCGATGACATGTTGCAGCTTACGATGGCGGGTGTTCCTGTACTGTCTTTGCTTGCCAGGCAGACGGGTAAAACCTCGGCTGAGGTGTCGCAGATGGTATCGAAGGGGCAGATTGATTTTGCCACGTTTGCGGCTGCGATGAAGCTTGGCATGGGTGGTGCTGCGCAGGCGTCTGGGAAGACGTTTGAGGGCGCTATGAAGAATGTTAAGGGCGCCCTGGGTTATCTTGGTGCTACGGCTATGGCGCCGTTTCTTAACGGGTTGCGGCAGATTTTTGTTGCGTTGAATCCGGTTATCAAGTCTATCACGGATTCTGTGAAGCCGATGTTTGCTGCCGTCGATGCTGGTATTCAGCGGATGATGCCGTCTATTTTGGCGTGGATTAACCGTATGCCGGGCATGATCACGAGAATGAATGCACAGATGCGCGCCAAGGTGGAGCAGTTGAAGGGCATTTTTGCAAGGTTGCATTTGCCTGTCCCTAAAGTGAATTTGGGTGCCATGTTTGCTGGCGGCACCGCAGTGTTTGGTATTGTTGCTGCGGGTGTGGGGAAGCTTGTTGCAGGGTTTGCTCCGTTGGCGGTGTCGTTGAAGAATCTGTTGCCGTCGTTTGGTGCTTTGAAGGGTGCCGCCGGCGGGCTTGGTGGCGTGTTTCGCGCTTTGGGTGGCCCTGTTGGTATTGTGATCGGCTTGTTTGCGGCAATGTTTGCCACTAACGCCCAGTTCCGTGCCGCTGTTATGCAGCTTGTTGGGGTTGTTGGCCAGGCTTTGGGGCAGATTATGGCCGCTGTGCAGCCGCTGTTTGGTTTGGTTGCTGGGCTGGTGGCACGGTTGGCTCCCGTTTTTGGCCAGATTATTGGTATGGTTGCCGGGCTGGCTGCACAGCTTATGCCTGTGATTGGTATGCTTGTCGCCCGGCTGGTTCCTGTTATCACCCAGATTATTGGTGCGGTGACGCAGGTGGCGGCCATGTTGTTGCCTGCGCTTATGCCGGTGCTTCAGGCTGTTGTGGCTGTGATACGGCAGGTTGTTGGTGTAATCATGCAGTTGGTGCCTGTTTTAATGCCTGTGATTCAACAGATTTTGGGTGCTGTCATGTCTGTTCTGCCGCCTATCATCGGCCTTATCCGGTCGTTGATACCAGTCATCATGTCGATTATGCGTGTGGTGGTGCAGGTTGTTTCGGTTGTGTTGCAGGTGGTGGCCCGCATTATTCCGGTTGTGATGCCGATTGTGACAGCTGTGATCGGGTTTGTTGCACGTATTCTTGGCGCTATTGTGTCTGCTGCAGCCCGGATTATTGGGACTGTCACCCGTGTCATCTCATGGGTTGTGAATCATTTAGTGTCTGGCGTGAGGTCTATGGGCACGGCAATCTTGAATGGCTGGAATCATATTAGAGCGTTTACGTCTGCGTTTATTAACGGTTTCAAGTCGGTGATTTCTGGCGGTGTGAACGCGGTTGTGGGGTTTTTTGCCCGGCTGGGTTCTTCGGTTGCCTCCCATGTGAGGTCTGGTTTTAACGCGGCCCGTGGTGCTGTTTCTTCTGCGATGAATGCTATCCGGAGTGTTGTGTCTTCGGTGGCGTCTGCTGTTGGCGGGTTTTTCAGTTCGATGGCGTCTAGGGTTCGTAGTGGTGCTGTGCGCGGGTTTAATGGTGCCCGGAGTGCGGCTTCTTCTGCTATGCATGCTATGGGCTCGGCTGTGTCTAGCGGGGTGCATGGTGTGCTGGGTTTTTTCCGGAATTTGCCTGGTAATATTCGGCGTGCTCTCGGTAATATGGGGTCTTTGTTGGTGTCTGCTGGCCGTGATGTGGTGTCTGGTTTGGGTAATGGTATCCGGAATGCTATGAGTGGCCTGTTGGATACGGTGCGTAACATGGGTTCTCAAGTTGCTAATGCGGCGAAGTCGGTGTTGGGTATTCATTCCCCGTCTCGGGTGTTTCGTGACCAGGTTGGCCGGCAGGTTGTTGCCGGTTTAGCTGAGGGGATCACCGGGAATGCGGGTTTGGCGTTGGATGCGATGTCGGGTGTGGCTGGTCGGCTTCCTGATGCGGTTGATGCCCGGTTTGGTGTGCGATCGTCTGTGGGCTCGTTTACACCGTACGACCGGTATCGGCGTGCGAGCGAGAAGAGTGTTGTGGTGAATGTGAATGGGCCTACTTATGGTGATCCTAACGAGTTTGCGAAGCGGATTGAGCGGCAGCAGCGTGACGCTTTGAACGCGTTGGCTTACGTGTGATAGGGGGGTGTTGTTCATGTTTCTTCCTGACCCGTCTGATCGTTCTGGTTTGACTGTGACATGGTTTATGGATCCGCTGTTTGGCGACGAGCGTGTGCTTCATTTGACGGATTATACGGGTGCGTCTCCTGTCATGTTGTTGAATGATTCGCTGCGCGGCCTGGGTGTTCCTGAGGCTGAGCATTTTTCTCAAACTCATGTTGGGGTGCACGGCTCGGAGTGGCGCGGGTTTAATGTGAAGCCTCGCGAGGTGACGCTGCCGGTGTTGGTGTCGGGTGTTGACCCGGATCCGGTGGGCGGGTTTCGTGACGGTTTTTTGAAAGCCTACGACTTGTTGTGGTCTGCGTTTCCTCCTGGCGAGGAGGGGGAGTTGTCTGTGAAGACTCCTGCCGGTCGTGAGCGTGTGTTGAAGTGTCGGTTTGATTCGGCTGATGACACGTTTACGGTTGATCCGGTGAATCGCGGCTATGCCCGCTATGTGTTGCATTTGACCGCCTATGACCCGTTTTGGTATGGGGATGAGCAGAAGTTTCGTTTCAGTAATGCGAAGTTGCAGGATTGGTTGGGTGGCGGCCCTGTCGGCAAGGATGGCATGGCGTTTCCTGTGGTGTTGACGCCTGGTGTTGGTTCGGGTTGGGATAATCTGTCTAATAAGGGTGATGTGCCTGCGTGGCCTGTGATTCGTGTTGAGGGGCCTTTGGAGTCGTGGTCTGTGCAGATTGATGGTTTGCGTGTGTCTTCGGATTATCCTGTCGAGGAGTTTGATTGGATTACTATTGATACGGATCCTCGCCAGCAGTCTGCGTTGTTGAACGGGTTTGAGGATGTGATGGATCGTTTGACAGAGTGGGAGTTTGCGCCTATCCCGCCTGGCGGTTCTAAGAGTGTGAATATTGAGATGGTTGGTTTGGGTGCCATTGTGGTGTCGGTGCAGTACAGGTTTTTGAGGGCTTGGTGAATAGTTGATGGCTGGTCTTGTTCCGCATGTAACATTGTTTACGCCGGATTATCGTCGTGTGGCGCCTATCAATTTTTTTGAGTCGTTGAAGTTGTCGTTGAAGTGGAATGGTTTGTCGACGCTGGAGTTGGTGGTGTCGGGTGATCATTCCAGGCTTGACGGGTTGACGAAGCCGGGTGCACGGCTGGTTGTTGATTATGGTGGTGGCCAGATTTTTTCTGGGCCTGTGCGTAAGGTTCATGGTGTGGGTCCGTGGCGTTCTTCGCGTGTGACTATTATGTGTGAGGATGATATCCGCCTGTTGTGGCGTATGTTGATGTGGCCTGTGAATTATCGTCCTGGTTTGGTTGGTATGGAGTGGCGTGCCGACAGGGATTATGCCCACTATTCGGGTGCGGCTGAGTCGGTGGCTAAGCAGGTGTTGGGGGATAATGCGTGGCGTTTTCCGCCTGGTTTGTTTATGAACGATGATGAGAGTCGTGGCCGCTATATTAAGGATTTTCAGGCCCGGTTTCACTTGTACGCGGATAAGTTGTTGCCGGTGTTGTCGTGGGCTCGGATGACTGTCACGGTGAACCAGTTTGAGAATGCGAAGTTTGATCAGCGGGGTTTGCTGTTTGATTGTGTGCCTGCTGTGACGCGTAGTCACGTGTTGACTGCCGAGTCTGGGTCGATTGTGTCGTGGGAGTATGTGCGTGACGCCCCGAAGGCTACTTCGGTGGTGGTTGGTGGCCGCGGCGAGGGTAAGGATCGGCTGTTTTGTGAGGATGTTGATTCGATGGCCGAGGGGGATTGGTTTGATCGTGTCGAGGTGTTTAAGGATGCCCGTAACACGGATTCTGAGCATGTGCATCTCATCGATGAGGCTGAGCAGGTGCTGTCCGAGTCTGGGGCCACGTCGGGGTTTAAGATCGAGTTGGCTGAGTCGGATGTGTTGCGGTTTGGGCCAGGCAATCTGATGCCGGGTGATCTTATCTATGTGGATGTGGGCTCGGGGCCTATTGCGGAGATTGTTCGGCAGATTGATGTGGAGTGTGATTCGCCTGGTGATGGTTGGACGAAGGTGACTCCTATTGCGGGGGATTATGAGGATAATCCGTCGGCGTTGCTAGCGCGGCGTGTGGCTGGTTTGGCTGCGGGTGTGCGGGATTTGCAAAAGTTTTAGTAAGTGATTGGGGTTTATTGTGGGTATTGTGTGTAAAGGGTTTGATGGTGTGTTGACCGAGTATGATTGGGCTCAAATGTCTGGTCTGATGGGTAATATGCCGTCTGTGAAAGGGCCAGACGATTTTCGTGTCGGCACGACGATTCAGGGTGCCACAGTGTTGTGTGAGGTTTTGCCGGGGCAGGCTTGGGCTCACGGGGTGATGTGCACGTCGAATAGTGTTGAGACGGTGACGGGGCAGCTGCCTGGCCCGGGTGAGACCCGTTATGACTATGTGGTGTTGTCTCGGGATTGGGAGGCGAATACGGCCAAGTTGGAGATTGTTCCTGGGGGGCGTGCGGAGCGTGCCAGGGATGTGTTGAGGGCCGAGCCTGGCGTGTTTCATCAGCAGTTGTTGGCTACTTTGGTGTTGTCGTCTAACGGGTTGCAGCAGCAGTTGGATAGGCGTGCTGTGGCAGCCCGTGTGGCGTTTGGCGAGTCTGCGGCTTGTGATCCTACCCCTGTGGAGGGTGACCGTGTGATGGTGCCTTCGGGGGCTGTGTGGGCTAACCATGCGGGCGAGTGGATGCTACTGTCTCCCAGGATTGAGACGGGTTCTAAGTCGATCATGTTTGGCGGGTCTGCTGTGTATGCTTACACGATCCCGTTTGCCCGCCCGTTTGGTAGTCCGCCTGTTGTGGTGGCGTCTATGGCTACGGCGGCTGGGGGCACGCAGCAGATTGATGTGAAAGCCTACAATGTAACTGCCAAGGATTTTGGTTTGGCGTTTATTACGAATGATTATTCGAAGCCTTCTGGTGTTCCTGCGGTGGCTAATTGGATTGCTGTCGGCGTGTGACCGGGCTGTTGCTGCTGATGTTGTAATGTTGGGGGGGGGCTGTGGTGTCGTGGTTTACTCCTGCACTGGTGGCTTCTATCTGTACTGCATTGGCCACGGTTTTGGGTTCTGTTCAGGCGGTCACGTCTAAATCTCGGAGGCGTTTGCGGCGGCTGTCGGCTCAGGTGGATGCGATGGAAGAGTATACGTGGGGTGTGCGGCGTGAGGTTCGCCGGTTTAACGCCGGGCTTCCTGATGATGTGGAGCCTATGCATCTCCCTGATGTGCCCGAGTTTTTGAAGGATACTGTTGATGGTGGAGGTGAGTAGGGTTGAGGGAGTTGGAGGAGGAGAAGCGGCAGCGCCGCTCGTTTGAGAAGGCTTCCCTGATATTGTTGTTTTTGTCGCTTGTGTTGTTGGCGGTGGTTGCTGGGGGTGCTTTGCGGTATGGTTCTGTGGCTTCGCAAAGGGATTCGGAGCAGGCTAAAGCCCAGTCTAATGGTACAGCGGCTAAAGGGTTGGCTGCCCGTGTGCGGCAGGCGTGTGCCTCTGGTGGGCAGGAGTCGGTGCGTCTTCACCGGTCTGGTTTGTGTGTGGATGCTCAGCGTGTTGAGCAGAGTGTGCAGGGTGTGCCGGGTCCTGCCGGTGAGCGGGGCCCGCAAGGGCCGCAGGGGCCGGCTGGTGTTGATGGTTCTGCTGGGCTGGTTGGCCCTGTTGGTCCGCAGGGTTCTCCGGGTTTGAATGGTGTGAAGGGTCCTGACGGGTTGCCTGGTGCTAACGGCAAGGATGGTGTCGATGGTGTTCCGGGCCGTGCAGGTGCTGACGGTGTGAACGGCGCTGATGGTCGGGATGGTTCGGCCGGTGAGCGCGGTGATGTGGGCCCTTCAGGTCCTGCCGGCCTGCAAGGTGCACAGGGTGCACGGGGTCCTATTGGGCCTCAGGGTCCGCAGGGTTCTGCCGGTGCCGATGGCACGAATGGCCGGGACGGCAAGGACGGTAAGGATGGGCGCTCGGTGGTGTCTGTGTACTGTTCCGGGGGCCGCCTGGTTGTGAAATATAGTGACGGTACGGCCTCTACCGTGTCGGGTTCTGTGGCCTGTGAAGGTGTGAAACCGTCGCCTATAGTGACTATATCATCCCACAAATAGAAAGGAGTGGCTGTGATGGTAGTGTTTGGGGGTGACATGCGGTGAGGTTTATTCCTGCGGCGCATCACTCGGCCGGATCAAATAAGCCGGTGAACCGTGTTGTGATTCACGCGACATGCCCGGATGTGGGGTTTCCGTCTGCCTCCCGTAAGGGGCGGGCGGTGTCCACAGCGAACTATTTCGCGTCCCCATCGGCGGGCGGTTCTGCCCATTATGTGTGTGATATTGGGGAGACGGTGCAGTGCCTGTCAGAGGGGACTATTGGTTGGCATGCCCCGCCTAATCCGCATAGTTTGGGTATCGAGATTTGCGCGGATGGGGGTTCGCACGCCTCGTTCCGTGTGCCAGGCCATGCTTACACTCGTGAGCAGTGGCTGGATCCTCGCGTGTGGCCCGCGGTGGAAAGAGCGGCGGTGCTGTGCCGGCAGTTGTGTGACAAGCATGGTGTTCCGAAAAGGAAGCTTAGCGTATCCGATCTGAAAGCGGGTAGGCGGGGCATCTGCGGGCATACTGATGTGACGGATGCGTGGCATCAGTCGGATCATGACGATCCGGGGCCGTGGTTTCCGTGGGACAGGTTTATGGCTGTGGTGAATGGCGGTAGTGGTAGTGAGGAGTTGAGTATGGCTGATGTGAAAGCGTTACATAATCAGATTAAACAGTTGTCGGGGCAGGTGGCCCAGTCGGTGAATAAGTTGCATCACGATGTGGGTGTGGTTCAGGTGCAGAATGGTGACCTGGCGCGCCGTGTGGAGGCCTTGTCGTGGGTGAAGAATCCGGTGACGGGGAAGCTGTGGCGTACTAAGGATGCCCTGTGGAGTGTCTGGTATTACGTGTTGGAGTGTCGTAGCCGTATTGACAGGCTCGAGTCTGCTGTTAACGGTTTGAAAAAGTGATGGTGATGTGTGATGGGTAAACAGTTCTGGTTGGGCCTGTTGGAGCGTGCCCTGAAAACTTTTATTCAAACGTTTGTTGCTGTGCTCGGGGTGACTGCGGGTGTCACGTATACTGCGGAGTCGTTTCGCGGTTTGCCGTGGGAATCGGCGTTGATTACGGCTACGGTTGCTGCTGTGTTGTCGGTGGCTACTTCGTTTGGTAATCCGTCGTTTGTGGCCGGCAAACCAAGCAAGCCTCAGGTGGATGCGGGTTTGGTTCCACCCGATGATGGGGGCTTGGTTGAGCCTCACATGGTGGATGTGTCGGATCCTGGCATGATCGAGCCTGTAGACGATGCTGATCTTGCCGGCTATGAGCCTCGGCGTGCAGCAGAGTCGGAGGTTGGCACGGTAGAATCTACTGTTGCATAAGTGAATATAGATGTGTGCCCCAGCGGTGCTGCCACGATTGTGTGGTGGTTGCTGCTGGGGCACACTTTTTGTTTATGTGGTACGGTTACTGTTTGTTGTTTGGGTGTCCTGCACTGTCGCAGTCCCATAGGATTTCACTGCATTCGTCTAGTGTGTCCTGGTCGATAGCAAGATCGTCGAGGCTGACTTCTTTGACGGTAAGGTTCACGTTGTCGAGTGAGATGGGTATATGGTACTGGTTTTCGACACTGTTAACAATGTTTTGTAGTTGTTGCATGTTAGTGGGCTGTTGTTGAATGATATGGTGTACTACTGTTTTGAGGGCGGTGTATAGGATGTTGGTTGTGTTGTCCATGGTTTTTATGCCATTCCTTCGTTATCGTCTGGCATGTAGTATGTGCTGTTTGCGTACTCGGTGAGGGTGATGAGTGTTTGGTCTGCCCACTGTTTCACGGTTTGCCTTGTCACACCCAATCGTTGGGCGGCTGTGGCGTAGGTTTGATCGTACCCGTATACTTCGCGGAATGCTGCCAGGCGTGCCAAATGTTTTCGCTGTTTGGATGGCTGGCAGGTGAGGGTGTAGTCGTCGATGGCGAGCTGTAGATCGATCATGGTGACGATGTTGTTGCCGTGATGCTGGGGGGCGGTTGGTGGGGGTGGCATTCCTGGTTCGACGGAGGGTTTCCATGGGCCGCCGTTCCAGATCCATTGGGCGGCTTGGATGATGTCGACTGTGGTGTAGGTCCTGTTCATGTGTCATCCCCTGAACAGGTTGTCTGGGTTGCTGGTGTTGGTGGTGTCGAATCGTCCGACGCAGTGGCAGTAGTCGTACATGAGTTTAATAATGTGTTGGTGGTCTCCCAAATAGGTGTTTCCGCTGATGCTGTAGGTGGCTGTGCCGTCTTTTGCGATGGTGTATTTGGCGGTGATGGTTTCGGGTGTTTCGGTGTTGGTGATGATGGCGGTGGTGGTGGCGCCTACGGTTTGTAGCCTGGTGGTTTGGGTTCCGTCGTCGAGGATGGTTGTGATCATGGTGTGTGTTCTCCCTTTTAGTTGCTGGTTTGGTTGTCGGCTATGGCTGTGATTTCTTGGACGGGTTTGGGTAGGTCTAGGTGGTGGACTGTTTTGTTTGCTAGTCGTTGTGCTACACGGTAGCACATTTGGGTCCACTGGTTGCCTTCCAGTTGGTGGTATTGGTTGCGTACAGCTATGTAGAGGAGTGCGTCTTGATATAGGTCGTCGGGGTTGACGGCCGGGTAGTGGCGCGCCGTGTTGGTGCAGGCTTTGTGTAGCTGGTGTTGGTGGTTGGGGGTTGCCCATTCCCAGTTGGCGGTGGTGGCTTGTTGGACTTTGGTTGGTCGTCTACTCATGGCATCTCTTTTATCTGGCTATCTGGTAGTTGTTTGGTGTTTTGTTGTTGATAGTGTAGCACACGAGTCCGGGGTTGCCGGTGGTGCCTGTCTTGTGCCGGTACCAGACGGATTCGCCTTCCATGGATGGGCATTGGATGAAGGTGCGTTGTCCTTGTTCGGAGATTTCTAGGTGGTGCCGGTGCCCGGCCATGAGGATGTGGGATGTGGTTCCGTTGTGGAATTCTTGGCCGCGCCACCATTCGTAGTGTTGGTTGTTGCGCCATTGGTGTCCGTGGGCGTGCAGGATTTGTGTGCCGGCCACATCAACGGTGGTGGTCATTTCGTCCCGCTGGGGGAAGTGGAAGTGAAGGTTGGGGTAGTTGTTGGTGAGTTGGTAGGCTTCTGCGATGGCGCGGCAGCAGTCAACATCGAAGGAGTCGTCGTAGGTGGTGACGCCTTTACCGAATCTTACGGCTTCTCCGTGGTTGCCGGGGACGGATGTGACCGTCACGTTGTTGCAGTGGTCGAACATGTGGATGAGTTGCATCATGGCCATGCGGGTGAGCCTGATTTGTTCCGTCAAGGGTGTTTGTGTGCGCCAGGCGTTGTTGCCGCCTTGTGACACGTATCCTTCGATCATGTCGCCGAGGAATGCGATGTGGACTCGTTGCGGTTTGCCTGCCTGTTGCCAGTAGTGTTTGGCTGATGTGAGGGAGTGTAGGTAGTCGTCTGCGAAGTGTGCTGTTTCTCCGCCGGGGATGCCTTTGCCGATCTGGAAGTCTCCCGCCCCTACCACGAACGCGACATTGCCGTAGTCGGTGTGTGTGTCCTGTTCGGGTTTTGGTGGCTGCCATTCGGCTAGTTTATCGACGAGTTCGTCTACAGGGTAGGGGTTTGTTGCGGGTTGGTGGTCGATGATTTTTTGTATGGATCGGCCTGTTTCTCCGTTGGGGAGTGTCCATTCGGAGATGCGTGTGCGGCGTACAGTACCATTGGCTAGATTGTCGTCGATGGTGTCGATGGCGTTGTCGTGGTTGGCTAGCTGTGTGAGGAGCCGGTCTATATTGTCTATCATCGGGTATCCTCCTTTTGCGGGGTGGTGTTGGCTTGTTTGCGGCGATAGTCTTTAATAACGGTGGCGGAGATGGGGTATCCTGCCTGGGTGAGCTGTTTTGCTAGCCATGAGGCGGGGATGGTTTTGTCGGCGAGGACGTCTGCGGCTTTGTTGCCGTAGCGTTGGATGAGTGTTTCAGTTTTGGTTGCCATGATGTCCTAGGGGTTGTGTGGTGGGCTGCCATCCTGTGCGGCAGTCGCCGTCGTGTCCTGGTTTGCGTGTGCACCATGAGACTTCGCCGGCATTGTGGATGATGGCACGGCCGCATATGACGTCACGTAGGTGTTCGGGAAACTTATCGTTGTTGTTGTCCCTGTGCGTGTCGATCACGTGTTGGGTTTTGGCTACCATCATGTCTCCTATGTGTGAAAGAGTGTGCAAATACTATGCTGGTGTCATGAGTGTTTATGCAGGTATGGTTTTCATCACCTTGCTGAACGTTACTTGGTTACTGTACATCATCTGGGTGATTTCCTGATCAGTCTTGTCGGGGTGTTGTTTTCGCAGGTTGGCCCATTGGCAGGCGTTGTCGGTTTCCTGCTGTAAACGTGTCAGGTGCTGCTCGTTGATGATGTGTTTCCACATTGTCCACGACACGTCGAGCCGGTTAAGGATTTCGAGGGCTGGCACGTTAAACGAGTCGAGGAAGAGTATTTCGTGGGTGTAGTATTCCTTCTCGTACTGGTCCCATCCGCTTCGGTGCCTGTTGGGCTGGTTTTTGGGGTAGGCTTCCCGGCAGATTTTGTGTAACCGTTTGGCCATGTCGTCGGGTAGTTTAATGTCGGGGTTGGCGCGGATCATGGATCGCATCCCATCATAGGTGGTGCCCCAGGTGTGCATGATGCGGAGTGGGTCTTCACCATCAGCCCATTTTTCTGCACAGATGGCGAGGCGGATACGCCTCCTGGCGGCCTTACTCGTGTCGCGGCGGCCGGGGATGGGGCAGGTGTCGAGGGGATCCATGATGTTTTAGTGTACCTTTCTTGAGGTGATGTTTGCTTGTCTGGTTTTATTGTAGCACTGTGTTGAGGGCTTGTGTCAACCCTGTTTTGCCGGCCTGCAGGTAGGTGTCTGTGACATCCCCCAGTGTGAGGGGCACATGGGTGGCTTGCGGTAGTGCTTGGGTTAGGGTTTGGGCCATCTTGTCTCCCGCGGGGTCTGGGTCTGACCAGATGTAGATGTGGTCGTAGCCTTCAAAAAATTTGGTCCAAAAAGTTTGCCACGAGGTTGCGCCGGGTAGGGCTACGGCTGGCCATCCGCATTGTTCGAGGATCATGGAGTCGAATTCGCCTTCGCAAATGTGCATTTCGGCTGCCGGGTTGGCCATGGCGGCCATGTTGTAGATGGAGCCTGCGTCCCCGGCTGGGGTCAAATATTTGGGGTGGTTGTGGGTTTTGCAGTCGTGCGGGAGTGAGCAGCGGAAACGCATTTTTCTTATTTCAGCTGGCCGCCCCCAAACGGGGTACATGTATGGGATGGTGATGCATTGGTTGTAGTTTTCGTGGCCTGGGATGGGGTCATTGTCGATGTATCCAAGGTGGTGGTAGCGTGCTGTTTCTTCGCTGATGCCTCTTGCTGAGAGCAGGTCGAGTATGTTTTCGAGGTGGGTTTCGTAGCGGGCTGCCGCTTTCTGGATTCGGCGGCGTTCCGCAATGTTGTATGGGCGTATGCTGTCGTACATTCGGGTTTTCTTTCTCTAATCGTTGTTGTAGCTTGGCGAGTCCGCCTCCGATACCGCATGTGTGGCAGTACCAGACGCCCTTGTCGAGGTTGATGCTCATGGAGGGCTGGTGGTCGTCGTGGAACGGGCAGAGGATGTGTTGCTCGTTTTTGGACGGATTGTAGCGTATGTGGTGGGTGTCGAGGAGGCGGCAGGTGTCAGAGGTGTGGGAGGAGCTCGTTGAGGGTTGATACCACATAGGCTTCGCTCCAGGGTTTGTTGCGCTGTTTCATCACTACGAGTCCGATGGTGGAATTGTTTTGTTTGTTTCGGTGTGTTTCGTAGTTGCGTGCCTCCCGGCTGGCTTGTTTCACGAATTCGGCGAGATGGGGCTGGCCCGCTTTCGCCTCGATAATGTAGGTTTTGTGGCCGGTTGTGAGGATGAGGTCGCCTTCATCCTCTTTACCGTTGAGGTGGAGGCGTTCTATATCATGGCCGGTGTCGCGTAGCTGGTGGAGGAGTCGTGTTTCCCATTCGGCTCCGGCCCGGCGGTTTCTTGATTGCTGTGTCGACATGATAGTCCTTTGTGGTGTTCGGTCATGTTCCATGGCTGTTTTTCTACCAGGGGGCCGAAGAATGTGTATTCGGGGTAGGCTCGTAGTCGTTCGTATCGGGTGCCGTCTGGGCTGGATTTGCCTGTGCGCTGTTTGAGTACGGCGATGCGTGCCTCGGCGGGTATCGATAGCCCGTTGCCGTTGTCTTCTCCACCATACAATGAGACTCCAAGGATGAGTTGTGGTTTTTCGGAGAGGCCGTTTTTGATTTCCCTCCGGGCGGGCGGGTGTTCGATGTCGGAGCCGGTTTTGTCGGTTGCGTGGTGTGTGACAATAATGGTGGAGCCAGTATCGCGGCCTAATGCTGTGATCCATTGCATGGCTTCTTGCTGGGCCTGGTAGTCGGATTCGCAGTCTTGGATGTCCATCAGGTTGTCGATAACAATGAGTGGTGGGAAGGTGTTCCACATCACCATGTAGGCTTGCAGCTCCATGGTGATGTCGGTCCAGGTGATGGGTGACTGGAATGAGAATGTGATGTGTTGGCCGTGGTGGATGCTGTCTCGATAGTATTCTGGCCCGTAGTCGTCGATGTTTTGTTGTATCTGGGCGGTGGTATGTTGGGTGTTGAGTGAGATGATTCGTGTGGAGGCCTCCCAGGGTGTCATGTCCCCTGATATGTAGAGGGCTGGCTGGTTGAGCATCGCGGTGATGAACATGGCTAGCCCTGATTTTTGGCTGCCGGAGCGCCCCGCGATCATGACTAGGTCCCCTTTGTGGATGTGCATGTCTAGGTTGCGGTAGAGGGGTTCTAGTTGTGGTATGCGGGGCAGCTCGGCGGCTGTTTGGGAGGCTCTCTCGAAGGATCGTTGTAGAGAGAGCATCGGGACCTTATCTATCTATCGGTTGGATGTGTATTGGTGGTCAGATGGAGTCGATATCGATGTCAGTAGAGGCTGTGGTGTCGTCTAGCTGGCCGTTATCGCGCTTGTCTACGTATTCGGCAACCTTATCGTAGATGGCGTCGTCTAATGGTTTGAGCACGACCGCGTTGAACCCGTTTTTAGTGCGCACCTGATCGAGTTTGAAGGCCTGCTCCTCGCCAAGATATGCCTCTAAATCGCGGATCATGGAGTGTAGGCGGTCGTTGTTGCCTCGCACTTTTTCGATGATGGCGTTGGGGATGGTTTCTGGGGTGCCGTTGTTGAGGTCGTCTAGGGTGTGGAAGATGGTGACATCAGCGTAGATGCGGTCGGCGGTCTGTCCGCCGTAGCCTTCAGTGTTGTGCTGAACGTCGTGGACTTTGAAGGCGATGGCGGTGGCGTCCTGGTTTCGGGACGGGTTGAAGAAGGTGCTGTTGCTGTTGTTGCGGTAGTTGGCGAGTCCCATGATTGTTGTTTCCTTTACTGTTTTGTTGGTTTATGTCGGTTTTATCGGGTGAGGCTGTTTCGTTTGCTGCGGAAAGCCTCGGACACGTCACTGTTACTGGTGATGATCTTCTTGTACTGTTTCAGAAGGTCTGCTAGCTGTGCCTTGCTTGTTGCATTGTTGATTTTGTCGATGATGGTGTTGTTTCCTTCTGATGCGATGTTGTCTACATAGTCTTTGGCGGCCTGGTTGTATCGGTCTTGGAGGATGATGGATGCTGTGGCGATCAGGGTTGCCAGGTCCCAGTTTCTTGCCGCCGAGCTGTTTTTGAGTCCGCCTAGCAGGTCGATGATAGTCTTCTTCACCTGGTCGGCGGTGTCTCCCCTAATGACGGTCCATGGTGCGGCGTAGTCGCCTCCGTATTTGAGTGTGACGGTGAATCGGTCGTCGTCTGTGTTGTCGGTCACTGGTGCTCCTTGCCTTCTTCTGTTGGGGCTGTGATGGTGGTTTCTATAGGGTACCTGTAAGCGTCTTTCCCGTTGACAGCCCAGCAGGCGTCTCTGACGGGGCATCCTTTACAGAGTGCTGTGACGTGGGGTACGAAGATGCCTTGGCTGATTCCTTTCATTGCTTGACTGTACATGGATGATACATGCCGGTAGGTGTTGTTGTCAAGGTCGTACAGTTCGGTTGCTGTGCCTTGTGTCGGGGACTTGTCGTCGTTGCGGCTGGTGGCGGGTGTCCAAAACATGCCTTTTGTCACATCGTTGCCGTGTTGGTTGAGCATGTACCGGTAGGTGTGCAGCTGCATACTGTCGGCGGGTAGGCGGCCTGTTTTGAGGTCGAGGATGAAGGTTTCGCCGGTGTCGGTGTCGGTGAAAACGCGGTCGATGTAGCCAACGATCTGGGTGCCGTCGGGGAGGGTGGTTTCTACCGGGTATTCGATGCCCGGCTCGCCGTCCAGGATTGCGGTGTGGTATTGTGGATTGTTTGTGCGCCAGTTTTTCCACCGGTCGACAAAGATTTGACCGTATATCATCCACCAATTGTAGTCTTTCTTGTGTGGCCCGCCCGACTCGCACATGTTTTTGCATATTCTGCCGGAGGGTTTGATTTCTGTGCCTTCGGATTCGGTGAGGGCGATTTGGGTGTCGAAAATATTTTTGAAGGATGAGAGTTTGTCTGGTAGTGCAGGGTATTCGGTGGGGTTGTACAGGTGTAGGTCGTATTGTTCGGTGATGTGGTGTATGGCGCTTCCGGCGATGGTGGCGTACCAGGTGTGGTGTTGGGCGTGGTAGCCGTGTTGGAGGCGCCATTTTTCTCCGCATTCGGCCCACTGGGTGAGTGAACTGTAGGAGATGTGGCCTGGATGGTTGATGGTTTTCGGATATTGTGCTAGAGGCATTACTTGTCGCCTTTGTGGGTGTTCCATGGGTTGCGGGTGTCTTGGCCGGCATCGTGTTGCTGATAGGCGAGGAGTGCCAAGCAGTGCCAGGCAGCATGTGCCAGGTGGGGTAGCCCGGATTCGTGGTCGAGGTTGTTGCCTTGCTGCCATGATAGTAGGTGCCGGTAGAGGGCGTCGACACTGTGGCTCCACGGGTATCCTCCGGTCCAGTTGTTGTCGCCGTATTTGGTGGCACCGTAGCCTGCGACTTCGCCGAGGGCGTGTAAGGCTGCGGGGTCGATGAGGGAGAGTCGGCATAGTTTGAGTTCTTTTCGGGCACCGGTGTTGGGGTTGGTGTACATGCGGGTGGGCTTATCCATGGGGTGTGTGCTCCTTAGGGGTGGGTTACTGGTTGGGGTTGTGGGCGAGTGCTACGGCGAGGATGATGATGGCGAGGGTTTCTGCGATGATGATGGGTGTTGTGATCATTTGTTGTCTCGGGGATTGTTGGTGAGTGTGGAGGCACCGAGGAGGGTGGCGAGGGCGCATGCGGCGATGATGGCGAGGGCTGCCTTGTGTGGGGTGCCGGTTGCGTACATCCATGTGATGATGCCGCCTTGGATCCAGGCTAGGCTGGTGAAGAACGTTTCGTAACTGTGTAGCTCAATGTTGTTGTTGGGTGTGTTCATGCTTGCTCCTGAAGAATGGTGTTGATGGTGTTATAAATGTTGTACAGGTCGGTTTCGATAGATAACAGTTGGTGGATTTCGTGGTCGAGATCAATGTCTGGGTTGAGGGTGTTGATGCGGGAGGCAATATCGGTGGCTGTGCGTAGTGTGCCGCCGGTGTGGTGAATAATGTGTGCCGTGTCGGCGAGTCCGGTGGTGACAGCGTAGTGGGAGAGGAGAGGCATGGCGGGGGATGCTCCTTGGCGGGTTACTGTTGCGGGTTGATGTTGAGGTCGGTGACGTGCGGGTGGTCTTCTGTTCCGGTGACGAGGCAGTGGACGGTGACGGGTAGTTTGGATGCGCCGGGCTGTTTCGCGGTTGCTCCGTAGACGATGGAGAAGGTGTCTTTACCGATGGTTTTGTGGAGTTGGAGGTCGATGTCGGGGTTGCCGTTCCATTTGACGCCTTGCGTGGCGGCCTGTTGTTCGGCTTTGCGGTTGCAGGCGTGTGCCGCCGTGATCATGGTGAGACCTGTGGAGGTTTCTTCACCCCTTGCCTGGGCCTGCTTGTGGGCTTTGGCCTGCTCGGCTTGCAGGGAGCGGACTGCTGCGGCCTGCCGTGCTTTCTTCTCAGCCTTGCGCTGCTGGATGGTTTTGGGTGTCCATTCAGTGTTGGCTGTGGTGGCTTGCGGTACGGGCTGTGAGGCGAGTGGCGGGTTGTCGCCGGGGGCTGGCAGGAAGGAGGCTGCGGCTATGATGGCGACTGTGGCGCCGGCGATGGTGTAGCCTTTTTTCTTGTTCATGACTGTTGTCCCCTTTCCGGGGTGTTGTTCGTTGCTGACATGGTTAATATTTCCAGACTGGACTACCACTGTCAACGTTTCGCTCAGTAGTCTTGAGCGTATGTGGTTTGGCTTGGGGTGATGCACGCTTTGAGGATGGCCTGGATGTCGATGTCGGCGATGTTCTGGGCGAGCCTGGTTTGCTCAGCGAGGTTCAGATAGTGCACGGTGTTGTGGGTGTAGACGGCCCCGTCGGCGGTGAGCCACCAGTCGGGTCGGAGTGTCTGGATGGCCTCCTCTACAGAGTGCCGATATAGTCCGGCCGCCCGGATGAAGTTGATGTGCGGGTTGGGGTCGTTCTCGAGGAGGGTGAGGTCAAGGATCCTGGCTGCTGCTGAGGTGTCACGGTAGAGCTGCGAGTAGTGTGCCGTAATAATAGTGGCCAACATAGGTGTGTCTTCCTGGGGTGTGAAAGGGTGGGGCCCCATCGTCGGGGCCCCTGCTTGTTGATGTGTGTTTTTGGTGTGGTATTTTGTGGCTTCTTGGAGGATTGTGGCGGTGTCGATGTCGTCAATCTCCCAGGCAAGATCCTCGGCCTCATCTGGGGTGAGCTGTTGCCAGTCTTGTGGGCCGGTTACTGATCCGTCAAGGGCGAGGGTCCAGTCGGGGCGGTAGTGCTGCAGGGCTTCTTCCACAGCATCCCGGTAGGCGTGTTTGGCGGCGTCCAGGTTGATGCGGTTGGCGTGCCGTCCGGCTAGCTGGGTGAGGTCGAGGGGGTCGTCCTCGGTGTGGCTATAGAGGGAGGTGATGGATGGTGTGATGAGTGTGGTGGCCATTTTTGGTGTGTCCTTTTTGTGGCGCCCCCCGGCTGGTGGGGTGTTGTTCGTTGCTGACATGGTTAATCATGGTGTGGGCGGCTACCTACGTCAAGGTGTCGCTCAGTTTATGTGAGCGTTTGGTGTGTGGCTAGGGGTTTTATCGTGTGGCTTCGACGATGATGGCGTCTAGATCGATCATGTCGATCATGTCGCGGAGGTCCTCGGCCTCGTTCTCGGTGAGTGGCTGCCAGTTGCGTGGCCCATATACTGCGCCGTCGAGGGTGACAGTCCACAGGGGCCGGATGAGTCGTATGGCTTCTTCGACTTTGGCACGGTACAGACGGCAGATGATAGACGTGTGGGTGTTGCCTATGTCACATCCTGCCAGGTGTGCGGGATGGAGTGGGTTGATTTCTGTCTGCCCATAGAGGCTGGTGAAGGATGGTGTGATGAGTGTGCCATCCATAGGTGATGTTCCTTTCGGGGGTGTAGGGGTTGTTGTGGTTTCTAGAGTGTGTAGGTTGCGACCCATAGTCAAGGCTGCACTCATTCGGATTGAGCGTTTCATGGAAGGTGACGGATGTCACTGAAGCCTTGATGGCCTCTCTCAGCGCCTCAAATCTTCCAGGGGTATGATGATGCAGGGTTGACCCTGCTGATCGATTCTAGGGCCCTTTTAGGGCGTCTCAGGGGTATGTCTGGGTGATAGCAGGTGGTATGGCAAGTGGCGCGGACTTGGGGGTGGGTGTTCAGTCGGGAGTGTTAGATGGTTCGGCTGCATGGGTGTGTGGAGGACTGATAGTCTGCGTGAGGTATGTCACATCACCTAGACTCTAGAGACACCATCCACACCTGTACGAGTTCATTCTGCAGATGGCATCAGGAACAGGAATGCCTCTCTAGGGCACGTAAAGGCCCCTCTGGGGCTCTTGCACCCTCAACCCTAGGTATTTGTACCCCAATGATATTCTGATCGATTCTAGGGGCTGTTTTGGAGCTTACACGAGAACAGCACCCAAGAACTAGTCCATCAACCCTCACCCTGGTTAGCTAAGCCTCAACTATGTGGACAGTGTCGGATACTGGGGGGGGAGAAGGACACGGTAAAAGAAAGAGGGGGAGTATCAGCCTTCACACCTGAGGTACTTCAGTTCACCTTAGGGTCTTAGCACTGATGGACTTAGCACCGAGCCCCCTCAAGGGCTCGGCATCAGCCCGAACAGGCACAGCCCTGAAAGGAGTACACGCCATCAGGGAAGGCTTGAGAGTACGAGGAGCCCTAGCGACGAGTACTCGAAAGCCTGAGGGAACACCCATCAGTACTGATGGGCCTAGCGTATTCGGAAAGGACACAGGAGTACCGTGTGAGAGCTGTTCGGGAGTGAAACCTGTTCTGACTAGGGGTTTCAGCCTTAACCACCCTCAAAGGTTGCAAGACTCTAAGAAAATTTAAGGAAAAGTTTAGGTTTAATTTTTGGACCTTTACTACCAAAAACACCCGTTTACACCCCTCAAACCCGCCTATAGAGCCAAATCCACCAGTTTGACTCATCCCAGGTGGGGTATGATAGGCTGGACAGGTAGCCAGCTGGACGTAAGGCCGAAATCCGCTGACGCGGCTTTCACCCTTACATCCATCAGTCTACCAAAGACTTAAAAGCTTCAAGGCTAAGCGCTAAGCTCCTCAGTACTTAGCACCGAGCCCCCTCAAGGGCTCGGCATCAGTCTTAAAGCTTTAAACACTTTAAGTAAACTTAAGAGCTTAGCACTTAAAGTTAATTAATAACCTTAAAGGCTTACACACTTAGCACTGAGCCCTTCAAGGCTCAGCATCAGTATAAAGACCTTAACACTTAAGTTAAGTATAAAACCTTAAAGACTTAACACTTAAGGATATAAACTTCACATCAGTGTTTAAGACTTTAAAACTTAAAATAACTATTAAGACTTAAAGACTTATAAGCTGTAAACACTTAAAGTAACTATAAGACTTTAAAGACCTTAAGTACTTAAAGTTAACCATCAGTCTTAAACTTTAATATTATAACCTATAAGTCTTAAAGCTTATAAGTTATAAAAGTTTTAGAAGAGCTAAGGGGTTAACTTCTTTACTTCTCTTCTCTCTTTGGTTCTTTCTCTCTTCTCTTCTTTTCTTCATCAGGGGAGAAGAGGAACCCTTTACCGTCAACGCTGATGGGCTTTCACCGTGTGTCTCGTGTACCACCGGTCGCACGCTCCCGGTTTGTACACTCACCACACTTACTCTACCTGTGTCCCTTTCAGGCTTGGCGTGTTCGGCTGAAGGCGTACGGCGTGTCACGCCAACACCCTTAACACCGGGTAAGACTTAAAGTGTATATTATATGTAGAAGACTTTAAAAACCTCTCAGGTGTTCCTGCTGAGCCTGTGTCCTTCAACGCTAGGCGCCAAGCCTTGAAGCGCGAACACCCATCCACCCCCTCTTTCTTTTACCGTGTCCTTCTTCTTTTGACACCGCTGGGGGTCGATGTGATATTTTTCACATGCCAGGGGGTAGTGGAGAAAACAACCACCCCGGCATAAACAGAACACCCCCTCAAACGAACAAAACAGGGCCTAGGATCGAACAGCAGGGCACCGGTAGAGTATTCCTACCCCCAGACGATTCCAAGTCCTTAGAGAGGCAATGAGAGACTCACAGGGGCCATAGGAGATCGGGGGGCATGATGGCACATACCAACCGCACCGCATCCGCCTCACACCGGCGCTGGCGGGCAAGGCTCATCACCCAAGCCCGACAGCAAGGCCAAACCGAATGCCCACTCTGCGGAGCAACCATCACCTGGGGCACACACCAGCTGCCAACCAGCCCCGAAGCCGACCACATCACACCCGTCAGCAGGGGAGGACTCAACACCCTCGACAACGGGCAAATCATCTGCAGAACATGCAACAGAAGCAAAGGCAATCGCAGCGAACCAAACATCAAATTCCAACAACAAACCACAAAAACCTTGATTCCATGGTGAAAAACCCGCCAACCCCCACCGGGGACACCCCCTGCACAGGCGTGCAAGACCTCGTACGGCTT